AAAATAGATGAAGCTCCAAAGCCAAAACAAGTAGAATATACAAAAGACACTAAATCTCAACCACAGAAAAGGTTTAGTAAAAACAAAGATATCAATCTGAGGGACTTAGATGGCTAAGAAAAAAGAACTGTCGATATTTGATACACTCGTTAAAAAATATGGCGAGGAAGTAGTAAAGACAGGAAAAGAAGTTTTTGAAGAAATAACAAATAGGGTCATCATACCTGTAAGCCCCTGCTTAGACTACGCTCTCGGTGGCGGAATACAGGAGGGTAGTTGGGTTCAAATGATTGGAGACCCCAAGAGTGGAAAGACTACCACTGCCTTACAGATAGCCGCTAACGCTCAGAAAGAAGAGTATGGTGGTAGAGATGTTTGGTATGTCAACGTTGAAGGCAGGCTGAACAGGAAAAATCTAGAAGGCATAGAAGGTTTAGATGTAGACAAGATAAATATTTTTGAGTCACCTAGCGAGACGTTAAGTGCTGAGAAGTATCTTGGCGGAATTGAAAGAATAGTAAAAGAATGTCCGGGTTCTATTATTATTATCGACTCTGTTTCATCAATGATAGCGCAAAAAGACTTAGATGAAGAGGTCAGGGGTGACTATAGACCGGGACTACAAAAAATACTCTCTAACTTTACCAAGAAGATGGCTGGTGTAGTTCCAAAGCAGAAGGTAATCATCATCATGATTACTCATTACATATCAAACGTCTCTGGTTATGGCAAAAAGAAAGTTGCTGACGGTGGTGTAAAAATACAGTATCAAGCTGATACCATACTAGAAATTTCTAGAGTGCAACCTTGGAAGATTGAGGATAAAGCAGACTCACAACAAATCGGTCAGTGTGTAAGTTGGAAGGTTGTAACATCTTCGGCTGGAGGATTTACTGGTGGAGGTGCGATTACTTGGCTCCGCTACGGTGTAGGGCTAGACAAAAAGCAGGAGCTTTTCTCGCAGGCCGTTGACTTCGATATGATCGAGCAAGCTGGAGCTTGGTACACATGTAATTTTGCTCTCGAAAACATTGAAGAAGTTACTGATATTGTTGAGGCCAATGACGTTGCTCTAGACGATACCGAAAGTTTGATTAAACTATTTAAGTTTCAAGGGCAAGCAAGACTTCTTCAGTTCATGGACGAAAACCCCTCTTTGTGGGACATCCTCGACAGGACTATGAGAGGGATACTCTATTGAGAGCCGTTGGATTTGATGGAGTAGAAAGACATTGGAAGCTAAATAAGTGTACGGTGCTTGGCGACGACACTCGCCCAAGATCAAATTTGCACTTAACTGCAAGAAAATTGTTGAAAGAGCTTTTTCCATATGATACAATCCTTGAGGAGGTTCCACTTCCCGGTTCAAATAAACCGTCGAGACCCTCAAAGCTTTTCGCAGATTTCTTCGTTCCGGCTTACAATTTGATAGTCGAAGTTCATGGTAGGCAGCATTTTGAATTTGTATCCTTCTTTCACAAATCAAAAGCAGAGTTTCTGAAGTCAAGAGCTAGAGACAAAGATAAAAAACGATGGTGTGAAATAAATTCGATTGTATTTGTTGAATTGAAATATTCGGAAGATAAAGATGAGTGGAAGCAAACAATTATTGAACAGCTCTGACATAGACGGGCTTCTGGAATATTTAGAAGAATATTCAGCGTCTAAGTCTCTAGTGACTGCATCTGTTAATCCGCAAGTCGAGAGCATTATAAATTTATCAGAAGAAGAACTCAAAAGCCTCACCCAAGAAGAATGTTTGTTTAAAGCATTTATCCTGTCTGGCTACTGCGGTTACGTTCAGAAAATAGAAAATAAACACAAGGCTAAACTCAACTGGTGTCAAAGCTTGATGTACAAACTGGTTGTAGACAATGAAGATCTATTTACTAAATACATGAAGTGGGATCAAAAATTACACGTACTAGCTGCTAATGATAAATTCGCCAACACTGTCATGCAGGCAAAACTTCAGGCGGAATCAAATACAATTTGGCTAGAGAACAAGGTTAGAGACTTGCGAAAGCAAGTTGATGTTTTATTAGAATTAGGAAGGAGAAGGTTTTAATGACTCCTTTACAACAAATCAAGGAAGGTATTGTTAACAATGATATGGAGCAAGTTATTCAAGGGTATGCTCAACTCACGGGAGAAGAAGTCAGAGTCTCAACAGAAAGAGACGAAGTTGCAACCGAAGAAGTGCCAGAGCCACAAGTGTCAGAGCCAAAAGCACGAATGCCCAAATCAGCAACAGAAGACTTCTCAATAGCACATAGCGATAGAGATCAAAGTAAATATACTAAGTCGGAAAAAATTTCTGCTGGCGAGAACACCTTTACTGACGATGGAATGGAACATAAAGACGTTTCCACACCAGAAGTAAATAGGACAAAAAGAAGATCTCCAATCAAAATGGTACAAGTCACATGTCATGTTTGCGGAAAGTCTGAAGAAGTAAATCCTGCATTTCAGTCTGGAGAATTCTATAGATGTAGCAGATGTGTAGGAGGGTAGCTCATGGAGATAAGAAACCAAGAAACCGAAAGGGCTGTCTTAGCATCTATGTTCAAGTACGGTAAAGACGCATTTGTAGATGCTGATCCGTTTATAGATGAAAAGTGCTTTACCAACGATGCCAACAAGGTTCTTTACGCCTGCTTAAAAAAAGTTTTTGACACATCTGAAACAGTCGATACTATCGTGCTTAATTCTGCTGCGGAGCAGCTTGACATAACACGTATGTATGAAAGAGAAATCTCTAATGAGTTTCTGCAAGAATTATCTACAGTTGACATACAGCTAGAAAATGTTGCCAGCCAAAGTAAGAAACTACTAAAGCTAGGCACGGCTCGCAAGTATAAAAGAAAATGTGCTGAAATCATAAACGATCTCGGTAAATTAACTGGCGATGAGAATATGGGTCAAATCATCTCGATGGTTGAAACGTCAATATTTGATGTGACACTTGCAGGGAACGACCCTCTATCCGATGAGCCAACATACTTTGGAGAAGTTGTTGAGTCTTATGTCCAACACAAGAAAGAGAACCCATGCGAAATGGTTGGCATTAGCAGTGGTTTTCCTAGATATGACGCGGCTATAGGTGGTGGTTTTAGACGCGGGGCTTGTGACTTAATTGGAGCTGCTGAAAAAACAGGAAAAAGTATGCTGGCTTTGAATGTGGGTATTCATATAGCTAAAAACTTAGGCATACCAGTTCTTTATGTAGACACGGAGATGTCTCACGAAGAACATACAGCCAGACTTCTTGCAAACCTTTCAAAGATACCAACACGAGATGTAGAGACAGGTACTTTTCTTGACATGGTAGGCGGAGAGGAACGCATAGATATAGCGGTCAAAGAAATAAAAGAACTGCCGATTGCTCACATACCTGTACATGGAAAGAGCTTTGACGAATCAATATCCATGATGAGAAGGTGGATCATTAAAAATGTAGGGACTGAGGACGGCGCTCCGAAGGACTGTTTTATTATTTATGACTATCTTAAGATTATGGACTACGGCGCTTTGGGCGATTCAAACCCAGAATGGAATGAACTTACTAAAAACTCCAAGAAGCTAAAAGACTTTGCTAGTGAAATGGAAATACCAATACTAACTTTCTGCCAGCTTAACAAGGACGGAGAAACTAAAGAAACAACTTCGGTTCTCGCCGGAACAAAAAGACTATCTTGGACTACTACGAGCATCACACTCTTCAAAGATAAGTCGATAGACGAAATGGCAAGCACTGAAGATTATGTGGGCAATAAGAAATTAGTTCCACTTAAAAGTAGATTTGGAGAAGGCTGGTCGTCTAGTGATTACATTAATGTGAACATGGACGGAGCTATTGCAACTGTTAAAGAAGGTATGCTCTTTTCAGAAGCCATAAAAGAGAATCAGCTGAAGACAGATGGATTTATTGTTGACGAAAGTGAAGATGTTGAAGACAAACCATTCTAAAATGAATAACAAAACATTTTTAAAACCAGAAGAGATAAAAGCCTTAAACAGCTTGGTGATGGACAACCTGCCGTTGTTTCTAGATCACTTTGGAGTCTCCTATAGAGAAAGTGACAATTACTACATGATGCCATGCCCAGTTCATGGTGGCGGCGCTAATGCTTGTTCATGTGTAGTTACAAAGCATGGCGAGTGGAGAGGCGCTTGGGCTTGCAAAGCTAGAGGTTGCGAAAAGGTTTTTCAAAGAACTACTATAGGTCTGATACGTGGAATACTTAGCTTCCCTGATTGGCTTGAAGATGAAAAGCTTTATCACTTTGGCGAGACTTTGGATTTTTGCAAAAAAATGTTGCAGGTTTCCGACTTAGACATAGCCGAAAGAAAGAAAATCCTTCCTGACCTCGAAAAGAAATATGCTAAACAGCAGGTGGTGCAGAGCAATGTTGGTAAATACAGCAGAAGACAAATGCGAGCAAAACTGCAAATACCATCTACCTACTTTCTTAAACGCGGATTCTCAAAAGAAGTTCTCAGTGAGTTTGACGTTGGCGAGTGTATGATAAGAAAAGACCCGATGTTCAGTAGGGCTGTAGCTCCTGTTTACAACGAGAATACAGAATATGTCGGTGAAGTCGGAAGAATGACTAGAGAAAACAGCTCCTACTCAAAATGGAGAAACAGTACCGGATTTCGTAAAAGTTTATATTTATACGGTCTCTGGGTGGCTTCAGAGCATATATTTAAAAGTAAGAACATCGTTTTGGTGGAAGGCCAAGGCGACGTTTGGAAGTTACACATGGCGGGCATAAAAAATGCCGTTGGAATGTTTGGTTCTAGCCTGAGCGAAGCCCAGCTAAGATTGATACAAACTACAACAGCAAGAAATGTTATAATATTAACTGACAATGACGAGGCTGGCAAAAAGGCTAAGCGAGAGATCACTGAAAAGTGTAGCAATCTTTTTAATGTTTATGCTCCCAACTTTTCCGGCAGTGACATTGGTGACATGTCTGTATCTAAAATAGTAGAAGAAATAAAACCACAAATTGAGGCGATGACAAATGGTTAGAATTATTGGTTTTTCTGGAGCTAAACAAAGCGGCAAGACAACTTGCAGTAACTTCTTACATGGATATCAGCTCAGTGTTAATGGCATCATTGAAAAGTTTATGATGAATGAAGATACTGGCGAACTTCTTGTAAATACTACAGTCCTAGATGAAAAAGGGAATGAACAAGAGTCTCTAGGCATTTTGGATATGGAAAGAAAAGACGAAGAATTCATAGGTTATTCAGCACAAAACATATGGCCTTACGTCAGACCTTTTAGTTTTGCAGACCCCCTAAAAATAATCGCAATACAACTCTTCGGTCTCTCTGAAGAGCAATGCTACGGTACAGATGAAGACAAGAATTCTCTGACCAATATAAGAATCCAAGATATGTCTAGATTAATTTCTGGGCCAGATCAAACAGAGCTTGTAAAGATACCAGCAGCTGAAGCTCATTTGACAGCAAGAGAATTTTTGCAGTATTTTGGCACTGACGTTTGCCGAAGACTTAGAAAAGATGTTTGGGTCTCTGCTTGCATAAACAGAATAATAGCTAGTGGAACTGAGATGGCAATAGTCCCAGATATCAGATTTCCAAATGAGGTAAAAGCTATACAAAAGGCTGGAGGAAAAGTTATAAGACTTACCAGAAAGCCACATGAAGATGCTCACGATAGTGAAACGGCTCTTGATGGTTATGAAAAGTTTGATGCTGTAATCGACAACAAGGATAAGGGCATAGACGAGACCAATAGAGAGCTACTTAAAGTCATGAAAGAATGGGGATGGATAGATCCAAAAATTAAATGATAGTTTGCTACCACAGAAGCAGTAGTCTTGGAACTTTAGACTTTTGCGAACAGAAATACTTCCTACAATACAACCTTTCTTACAGAGATAAGACTAATAAGAAGGCGTTGATGGGTACTGTTACCCACAAGGTCATGCAGACTTTGGGTGATAAATGTCTCGCGATGAAAAATGGTGAGACTGAGGTAGTGGATGATGAACTTGGCACTATCAGCTTGGATCAGTGTGACGACCTCTCGTATATAAACGATCTGGCATTTGACTATTATACTAAAAACTTTCCAGAAGTGGATCTTGGTGACTCTGAAAAAAGAACCTGTCTAAAGTGGGCAGAGAAGGCGGTAGCATACCAAGATGGACTTCTAGACCCAAGAAACCAAGATGTTTTTGCAACCGAACTATTTTTTGATATTGAGATTGATAAACCTTGGGCTAGATATAACTACAAGGTAGGAAGAGAAACTATAAAAGGCAATCTCGCAATAAAAGGAACTGTTGACCTCATTGTTCAACAAGGCGACAACTACTTTGAAATACTAGATTACAAAACTGGAAAGAGAATTAACTGGGCTACTGGAGAAGAAAAGACTCTAGAAAAGCTTCAGAAAGATACGCAGTTACTACTGTATTATTACGCGCTTAAAAATATGTTTCCAGATTACGAATTCTCGGTAAGCATTTATTACATTAATGCTGGCGGTTTATTCTCGATGGTGTTTGATGAAGATGACTACCAAAAAGCTGAAGATATTTTAAGGAAGAAATTTGAGCGCATAAAGAGGACGCAAAACCCTAAGCTCCTATCTAATGATAATGCTCATTGGAAGTGTAGAAAGCTTTGTAAGTTTAGCCAGCCTCATAAACCCGGATCTAAAAAAAGTGTATGCCAACATATTAGAGATGAAATAAGGCTCAAGGGTATACCAAAAGTTGTTGAAAAATACGGAAATATTGATAAGCTTTCTGCCTACGGAGACGGAGGCGGAAGGCTCGCAGAAGATACTAAGAAAAAATGAATTGGACACCACTACACCTGCATAGTCACTACAGTCTTCTAGATGGTCTCTCAAAGCCAGACCAGATTGCATCAAGATGTAGCAAGCTTGGGTTTACGTCTTGCGCGCTAACAGATCATGGAACTATATCTGGAGCTGTTTCTTTCTCAAAGTCTTGCAGGTCTAAAAATATAAAACCCATACTGGGATGCGAGTTTTATCTAAGCCCAGACGCAAGACTGAAGTCTCCTGAAAATAGAAGCTTGAGTCATCTATGCGTTCTGTCTAAGAATAAAAAGGGTTGGCATAATTTAATTGAGGCTGTTTCGAGGAGTAACGACGAAGAGCTTTTCTACTATAGACCTAGAATAGATCTACAAACTC